GCGTTTTGAAACCGACCTGATTCTGTTCCTGGCGACCGTGGAAGACGAGTTCCTGGACGATTCCGACTACACCGAGGAGTTTCGGAATGGGGACGGTCCGATGTGACGCATGTGGGGTTGCAGGTGCCAGAATGAGAGCCGTCAAGGGCAGGATGGAGTTGTACTTCTGCCAGCATCACGGATTCAAGCATATGAAGATCATGCAGGCCGAGGGATGGGCCTTTCTCGTCAAGGCCACCCGAAAGGCGTGACCAAAGCTTTACCATTTACCTATTGACAAAGGGGTTTGCCTATGGTAGTCTGTGGGTATATCAGAGAAGCGATCTGCGGCCCACCCTTGACTGGTGATGGGCCGCTTCTGCTGCCCCGGTGCTATCTGGACGGAATACCGTCGCACTGCGTTGGCGGCACAGGTGCAGGCTTGTGTAGATACCGGGCCTGCACCACAAGGGACTGGACGGTATCGACTAAGCAGTAAGGCCCTATATGGGAACTGCTCAGGACAGGGGTTCGATTCCCCTCAGTTCCACGTAAGGGGGAGCTATGGGTAAGCGTAGAGACGTAAGTAACTACACGTACATGCAGGCAAGGAAGTCTGTACTTCAAGAGTCTGATGTGTGCATTGTGTGTGGTCATGGTGGCAGCGATGCAGCAGACCACGTTGTTCCAGTATCACGTGGTGGAGACCCCTATGACAGGGCTAACCTAGCTCCTATCCATGGAGTCAAGGGATGCCTCATATGCCTTCGTAAGTGTAACAACGAGAAGAGCAACAAGCTCATCACTGAGATGGACCGCATCACTAACTCGCGTGACTGGTACGCATAGCAGCGACGAGAGCGGCTAACGATTTTTTTGTAAGGCACACACCTCAGCCCCACGCCCACCCTTTTTTTTAAACTCTCCGAACCGGAACTCTGAGGAGTTGATCATGGCCACTGGCGGCGCAGGCCCCATCGAGAAGGCCGTTCGCCAGGACGTTAAGGACATGGGCGAGCTGGTCGGAACCGAAGCAACACTGGCAGAACTCGCATATAACGTCGCTAAGGCCATTGATAACGGCGGAGGTGATGACGGTAAGCTCCTTCCGTCGCTGTCTAAGGAGTTGAGGCTTGTTTTGAAGCAACTCCATGACGGTCATACAGGAGGAGACGATGGAGAGTGGGGCGACATGGGTTCCGCCGAGTAGCTTCGCTGACGATCTAAGCGAACACTACGGCCTTAAGTGCCCTCCTATGTGGGGAACTCCTCGCAACTACGAACGAAAGACGCTCGGTGGTAAGGCCGCACGCATCATGGAAGCGATGGGATGCTCCCCGATGCCGTGGCAGCGGTACATCCTAGACGTTGCCCTTGAGATCGACCCCGGCACCGGTCTTCTGGCTTACCGTAAGATCGGCCTTAGCGTTCCACGTCAGCAGGGTAAGACTGAGCTTGTCTTCACTATCATGATTCACAGGATCATGGCTTGGAGTCAGCAGAATGTTGTCTATGCTTGCCAGACGCGTACGGATGCTAGGAAGCGTTGGGAAGACGAGCTTCTTGCTCGTATGGAAACGTCTCCACTAGATGGTAAGTTCCATCCTCGTAAGTCCAACGGCAACGAGGCGATCATCTGGAAGACGACGCGTTCTAGGATCGGAATTACGGCTAACACCGAAAAGGCGGGCCATGGTCCACCGCTCGACCTGGGCATGATTGACGAGGCGTTTGCTCACGTAGATGACCGACTCGAACAGGCCATGTCTCCTGCTATGACAACTCGTAAGAACGCCCAGATGTGGTGGGTTTCTGCTGGTGGTACTACTAAGTCCGTCTTCCTTAATTCCAAGAGGCAGATGGGACGAGAGATGATCGAACGTAACTGGGCCAACTCCGACTGGAGTGGAGCGGTTGCCTACTTCGAGTGGTACGCACCGGAAGACCTACCACGTGACGATCCTTCAACCTGGGCGTCATGCATGCCAGCACTGGGCATCACGGTACAGCCTGAGACCATCAAGGCTGAGCTGCTGTCAATGGACGAGCCCGAGTTTGACCGTGCTTACCTCAACAGGACTAGGAAGCCGACTCCTCCTGACGACGTGAACGTTCCTAAGAAGGAATGGGTCACATGCGTTGATAAGGAGTCAAAGGCAACCGAGACCCTGGCGTTCGGCATCGACGTTGCTCCACTGCGTGACTACTCGTCCATTTCGGTAGCTTCGATGCAGATTGACGGAAAAGTGCATGTTGAGCTGGTTGACAGGCGACCCGGTACCGACTGGCTCGTTGCAGCGATCGTCAAGCTAAAGGAACGCTGGAACCCGGTGGCAATAGCCCTGGACGCCAAGGGACCCGCTGGCTCTCTCCTGGATGAACTGGCTGTCAACGGAATCAAGGCACCTGCCATCGGTTCCGAGCCGCTACACGGCGATCTGGCGATCCCAAGGGCGTACGAGGTGGCAGCCGCGTGTGGTCAGATGTCAGACGCGATCCGACAGGGCACGATCCGTCACATTGATCAAGCTCTCCTGACAGGTGCCATCAACGGCGCATCGACTCGACCGCTCGGCGAAGCCTGGGCGTGGAACCGAAGGTCATCCATGGTGGACATCTCACCTCTCGTCGCAGCAACATTTGCCCGCTGGGCGTTGATAGTGCGTGAGAGTGCAATAGAGCCTGACTACAACGTTCTTGACTCACTGATCTAAGGAAGGGAGGTCCAAGATGGGATGGTTCAAGAGGAACCAGAAGCCAGAAGAAGAACGCACGATAACCTCTCTTCAGTGGGTTGCGGGTGGGCCTAAGCCGTCCCAGGTAAACACGGAGAGCGCAGCTTCGCTTGTTCCAGTGTTCGCCTGTGTTCGTATCCTTGCAGACAACATAGCGTCGTTCCCTATCGAGGCGTTCCGAGTCTCACAAGGGGATCTGACGCCACAGAAGTTCGTTCCGCCGCTATTCTATCAGCCTTCCGCTAGGGATACTCGTTACGAGTGGGTACACAAGTGCGTTGTCTCTCTTGCGCTAAGGGGTAATGCGTACGGCATGGTTACCGAGAGGGATAAGCTCGGTTTCCCCACCATGGTTGAATGGCTCAATCCCGACGACGTTGTTGTTGACGAGTCGTCGCCAGTGCAGCCGGTGTACTACTGGCAGGGAAAGCAGCAGAACTCAAGCGACATCGTTCATATCCCTTGGATGACGATGCCTGGCAGAGTTGTTGGCATGTCTCCAGTCCAGTATTTCGCTTCCACCCTAGGCGTTGGCCTAGCGGCAACGAACTATGGACGACGTTGGTTCGACTCTGGCGGATCACCGCCGTCCGTGTTGAAGAACACGGCTAAGACTATCAACTCCGATGAGGCCAAGGAGATCCGCAAGAGGGCAACTCAGTCGATCAGGGCTGGCGAGCCGTTCGTCACGGGCAACGACTGGACGTTCGATGCTATCCAGGTGAACGCCGAGGAGTCGCAGTTCCTTGCGACCATGAAGCTCAACGCTACGCAGATCGCTGCGATCTACGGCGTGCCTCCTACCATGGTCTCCGGAGAGACCGGAGGCTCCATGACATATGCGAACGTCGAGCAGGAAGCCAACAATCTGATCACTCTGACGTTCCGTCCGTGGCTTGTGCGGCTTGAGACTGCATTCTCTGCACTGATCGCCAACGCAGAGGAAGTCCGCTTCAACGTTGACTCGATGATCCGTACTTCCACTATCGACAGGTACACTGCCTACAACCTTGCTCTTGACGGAGGTTGGGTCAACATCGACTGGGTTCGCGGTAAGGAAAATCTTCCTCCGCTCCCCAATGGAGAAGGCAAGGCATACGGCAAGCCCGCACCGCCTCCTCCTGCACCAGTTGACCCTAACGCAGATCCAAACCCTAAGCCAACTGACGCTGCACCTCCGGAGGGAGTAGTCACATGACAGAGATCGAAAGGCGTTATGTTCGGTGTGAAGCCGAACTTCGTGCCGAACAAGGCTCCCGAACCATCGGCGGCTACGCATCAGTCTTCAACAAGAGGTCCAGCAACCTGGGCGGCTTCGTTGAGATCGTTGACTCAAGAGCGTTCAACAAGTCCAAGGGTGACGGCTTTCCTGATGTCGTAGCTCGATTCAATCATCAGGATCAGTTCCTTCTTGGTACGACCCGAAGCGGCACGTTGAAGCTGTCTATCGACAGTGATGGCCTTGCCTACGCGGTTGACGTTCCGCAGACCAGGCAGGATGTGTACGAGCTTGTCCAGCGTGGAGACGTTACCAAGTCGTCCTTCGCATTCCGGACCATGCAAGACGACTGGTCGATGACCGAAGACAACTTTCCTCAGCGAACTCTCATGTCAGTTCAGCTCGTTGACGTTGCCCCAGTGACCATTCCTGCATATCCAGACAGCTCCGCTGGTCTCCGCTCCCTGGCCGCAGCAAAGGAAGCTGAGTACGAAGAGGTTCGGGCTCTTGCTCAAGAGAACGAGCTGCGAAAGCTCTTCATGAGGACCGATAAGACTTCGACGGTGAGTAAGCCCGATGTGGCAAAGGTGACCGTCGAACAGGCACGGATGGAACTCCTCGCAAGGAAGAACTGTCCTTACCTGTAACGAAATCAACACATCGGGCAGGGCGAAACCCACCCATGGATGCAACACACCATGCACGTAGGTAGACAGCCACGTGACAGCCTTAACTCATCAACTCAGTTCCCAAGAAGGGGAATAGCAATGTCTCTCAAGGACTCTCTCAATACTCGTCGCCTCCAGGTGTGGGAGCAGGCTAAGGCTATCGCCGATGTCGCTGCCGCCGAACAGCGTGCTTTCTCTGGTGAGGAAGAGCAGACCTGGACGCGTCTCAATGCCGAACTCGACACCCTGGACGAGCGTATCAAGTCCGTGATCGAAGCCGAGGCCCGCTCTGTCGCTGCCGACAAGGCCATGAACGAGGCTGGCAACCGCAAGCGTCTCATCACCGGCAACGAGGCTCAGTCGGAGCTTCGTTCCTTCCTCCAGGGCAACGGTGGTCGCTCCTATACCATTCGTGCCCCGCAGGGTGTCAACTACCGTACCCTGTCCAAGCTGTCCGCCGGTGCTGGTGCCAACACCGTTCCGACCGACATGTACACGCAGCTCTTCGTGTACCTGACCGCCAACGCAGCCATCATGCAGGCCGGTTGCACCGTCCTGAACACGGCTGGTGGCGAGCAGATCCTCATTCCGACTGCGACCGCTGGTTCCACCTCCGCCAAGTACGGTGAGACCGACCAGATCAGTGCTTCTGACCCGACGTTCGGTCAGATGCCGCTTGACGCTTATAAGTACGCTCACCTGATCAAGGTTTCCAGCGAACTTCTCAGCGACACCGGCGTTGACATCGAAGGCTACCTGGCCGCCGAGTCTGGCCGTGCCCTGGGCAACAAGCTGGGCAATCAGCTCGTCGTCGGTGACGGCTCGGGCGACCCGAACGGTGTCCACACCGCCTCCACCACTGGTGTGACCGGTGGCGACGGCCTGGGCGGCGGCTTCGGCGTCCAGAGCAACGCTGGTGAGGGTATTGACGACCTGATCGATCTGTTCTACTCCGTGAAGGCTCCGTACCGTGCGTCCAGCTCCTGCCACTGGATGATGGCCGACTCTACGGCTGCCGTCGTTCGCAAGCTCAAGACCTCGACCGGTGACTACGCCTGGCAGCCCTCGGTTGTCGCTGGTACGCCTGACGTTCTCCTGGGCAAGCCGGTCCTCGTTGACCCGAACGTCCCGGCCATCGGCACGAGCGCCAAGTCTGTTCTTTTCGGCGACTTCTCGAACTACTTCATCCGCCTCGCTGGTGGTGTTCGGTTCGAGCGTTCCGACGACTTCGCGTTCGACACTGACGTTGTGACGTTCCGTGCGATCATCCGTGGTGACGGCGACCTGGCCGACACCTCTTCCGTCAAGGGCTTCGTCGGCGGCGGCGCTGGCTCCTGATGAACTCCGGGCCTGGCGTCGCCTCCTCCCGGCGTCAGGCCCGGTCCCCTGCCTAGCCCCTTAAGGAGGGGAAGATGACGGACTATGTAACGTTTGACAATTTCTACCTCGCTGTCGGCATGGACTCGACGGACGCAACGCGTGACCCGCTGATAGCATCGGCAATCTCGGCAGCGTCAAGGATGATAGACAATGAGACCGGACGAAGCTTCACCCTTGATGAATCCGTATCTCAGCGCACCTACACTCCAAGTCCATGTGATGACCTGCTGATTGTGGATGACATCGGAGACCTTACTGGACTCGTGGTTGAGTCTGGGTACTTCGGGTCAGACTCGTGGCAGACTCTTACGAACTCGACGGACTTCGAGGTTTCGCCAATCAACGCAATATCAAAGGGTAAGCCGGTAACTTCCCTTGTTCGTCCAATAGGTTGGGGGTACTCGCCTCTCGGTCGAGTAAGGGTGACTGCGAAGTGGGGCTGGCCGTCCATTCCTGACGAGGTTGTCCAGGCTTGCTTGATACAGGCCGTTCGTCTGTTCAAGCGTAAGGACTCACCGGAAGGTGTGCTTGGTGCAACGGACTTCGGATTCACTCGCGTCTCCAAGATGGACCCTGACGTGATGAACCTTATCTCCCACCTGGTCATCCCTGGATTCGGAGGATGACATGGACATCTATGCGGTGAGGCAGGGATTGGCTAACGCAGCGTCTTCTGTCGTTCTAAGGTCTGGTGGTCTTACTCTGACATGCCTTCCTTACACGCCTGACTCTGTTCCTGAGCCTTGCTTCTTCATTGCCGACTACGAGATCGACTTTGACAAGTCAATGAACCGTTCACAGGATAAGGTGACCTTCACCTGCCGTGCACTCGTTGGTCATGCTGACGACCAGTCGGCACAGAAGCTAGTTGATCAGATGTTCTCCGGATCTGGGGATGCATCATTGAAACAGGCCCTTGAGTCTGGACGAGGAGGTCCAGGAGAGGGGGCGTTCCCTGGAACCGACTACGAAGATGCATGCGACGACTTCCGTGTAACAAGGACTCAGGGGAACCGGTGGTACGACCACGCCGGTAGTAAGTACGTAGGCGGGGAAATCATCATCGAGGTCATAGGAAGCGGGGTCTAAGAGAACATGGCAAAGCTAGTTCTTACCGGCTCTCGGATCTTCGCTGGAAGCGCAGACCTTACGGGAGCTTCTAATAAGTGCGAACTGTCCGTAGAGGCAGAGGAGAAGGACGTAACTACGTTCAACTCAGGTGGCTGGAACGAGTCCATCGGTGGCCTTAAGTCCGGCATGGTGAAGGCGTCCGGCTTCTGGGAGGCTGGCGACGCTGGAAAGGTCGATGACGAATCCTGGGCGGACCTCGGTTCCAGCTCGGTGCCGATGACCGTTGCTCCGGTGAGTGCGACCGTTGGTGACGTTGCGTATGTCGCCAAGACGTTCCGGAAGTCGTACAAGATCCTCGGCCAGGTTGGCGAGGTGGCCCCGTGGGAGGCTGACTGCTCCTCGGACTGGCCGATCGCCCGTGGGCTGGTCTACCACCCGCCTGGGACGGCCCGTACGTCGTCTGGGACCGGCACGGGGGTGCAGCACGTTTCCGTGACCTCTGGGAAGGCGCTGTACGCCTCTCTGCACGTCCTGTCCGCTTCCGGAACTACCCCTTCCCTCACGGTAGTGGTCGAGTCCTACTCGGACAACACGTTCGCGTCTCCTACTACGGTTCTGACCTTCACGGCAGCTACCGGAGTTACCTCTCAGATCCTTCGTTCAACAACGGTCAGCTCTGACACGTGGTACCGAGTCAAGTGGACCATCTCAGGCACAGGCCCGTCCTTCCAGTTCGTAACTTCGCTCGGCGTTGCCTGAGCCAAACCTTCACCGTGAAAGGGTGATCAAATAATGGCTAAGATGGTTCTTACTAGTGAATACCTGGCTCTCGACAGCAACGACCTCTCGGATAACGTCGTGAAGGCTGAACTCTCGGTCGAGGTTGACGAGAAGGACGTAACGACCATGGGTAGCGGTGGATGGAACGAGTCCATCGGTGGCCTCAAGTCCGGAACCCTGGCCGTAGAGTTCAAGCAGGACTTCGCAGCGTCAGCCCTGGACAGCATCATGTGGCCCCTCCTGGGCACGGTCGTAGCCTTCGAGGTGCGGCCTACCAGTTCTTCGGTTGGCACGTCAAACCCGAAGTGGACAGGCAACGTACTGGTCAAGGAATGGAAGCCGATCAGCGGCGGTGTCGGCGACGACGCTTCCGTGTCCGTCTCCCTTCCGACTACCGGCACCGTCACCAGGGCGACTTCCTGATGACCGGCGGCGGGTTCGAGGTTTCTACCTCAAGTAACGATCTAGAGAACCTTGTTCGTGCACTGCGCCAGGAAGAGGATGGCAGGGAGCTTCGTAAGGAGCTTTCAAAGAATCTTCGTGATGCATTGAAACCTGCCGCCGACTCTGCAAAGAACGCAATCATGTCGATGGAGTCGTCGGGGTCTAGTAATAGCACCCCGGCGCTCCGTACGCAGATAGCAAAGAAGATCAGGCCGGAAGTTCGCCTGACTGGTCGATCTACAGGTGCACGCGTCAAGGCAAGGAAGATTCCTAATATCCGAGGATTCGCAAACGCCCCTAAGCGTACTCAGCAAGAGACTTGGCGTACGCAGACGTTCGGCAATAACGAGTGGCGTGAACAGAGGGGCAAGCTGAACTGGTTTGATAACGCAATGCATGAAAAGCCGGAAGAGTACAAGCGTGCATGCATTGATGCAATGGAAGACATGGCTAGGCGCATAATAAATCGCATCCATTAAGGTGCGTACAGGAGGAGATCGAAAATGTTTCTTATCTATCATCCAGAAGGTTCGGAAGAGCCTACCAAGTTCAACTATCAGCCGAAGAAGCTGATGTCAGCAGAACGTGAGATGCTTGAGAAGCTCTCTGGTCTCACTTACGAGAAGTTCTACTCCGCACTCATAGAAGGCTCTTCTGTCTGTCGAAGGGCTCTTCTGTTCATATTCTTGAAGCGCAATGCGCCCAAGACTCGATACGAAGATGTGGACTTCGCATGGGGTGAGGTTGAACTCCAGTTCTCTCGTCAAGAGTTGCTTGAGTTCAAGAAGGGCCTTGAGTCTCTTCCTCCGTCGGACGAGAAGTCTGCTGGTCTGGCTCAGATCGAAGAAATGCTGGCCGACGCGGAAGATGCAGATGAGTCGGGAAAAGCACCTTCGAGCAACTGAGGTATGAGTGGATGGGTCTTGCTTCCAAGGTCATGGGGATACGTCCTTGGGAGTGGACCCTAATGACCGTAGAGGAAGCTGACTACGTGGTCGAGTGGCTTCGTGAGTACAAAAAGACCATTGACGAAGCTACTAAGTGAGTGGAGGTAAATCATGGCGTCCGATACGTCACTTGTGTTTAACCTTATTGCTCGTGACCGAGTCAGCCCAGAGGTTCGAACCCTCAGCGGACGCCTGGGCGGACTTCGTGACAGTCTAAGGGGTCTAGTTGCCCCTGCTCTTGCGTTCGGTGCATCAAACATGCTAGGCGGGTTCATCTCTGATGCACGTGAGTCTGCCAAGATAGGAAAGATCACCGAACAGGTCATTAAGAGCACCGGTGGTGCAGCAAACGTAACTGCATCTCAGGTAAGTAATCTTGCAACTGCGATCTCAAACAAGACTGGCGCAGACGATGAAGCCGTACAGTCTGGCGCCAACCTTCTCCTGACGTTTACTGGCATCAGGAATGAAGCTGGCAAGGGCAACGACATCTTCAATCAGACCACTCAGGCTGCTACGGACATGGCAGCGGCGATGAACGATGGAAAGGTTACGCAGGAGGGCGTCAAGTCTTCCGCAATGATGCTCGGCAAGGCTCTGAATGATCCAATAGCTGGCATGTCTAAGCTAACCAAGAATGGCGTGTCCTTCACCGATCAGCAGAAGGAACAGGTCAAGGCTCTAGTCAAGTCTGGCGACACACTAGGCGCTCAGAAGGTGATCCTCGGCGAGGTAGGTAAGGAGTTCGGTGGAGCAGCCGCTGCGGCATCGGACCCGATGGATAAGCTCAAGACGAACGTCGGCAACCTGGGCGAGGCAATAGGAACTGCGCTTATTCCATTTGTTGATGACATGACTACCAAGCTTTCAAGTCTAGTCAACTTCGTAACCGCCAACTCGTCTTGGCTAGTTCCATTGGTTGGTTCAATAGCTGGTCTCGCTGGCGCTGCAATGCTTGTTGTGAAGGCAGTCAGGCTTTGGCGTGAAGTTCAGATGGCGCTCAATGTAGTAATGGCGGCAAACCCGGTAGTCCTCATAGCACTTGCCGTCGCAGCCCTGGTCGTGGTCATCGTCCTGATCGCCACCAAGACCGACTGGTTCCAGAAGCTCTGGTCGGCTGCATGGGGTCTCATTCATGGTGCGATCACGACCGTGTGGAACTGGATCAAGACCAACTGGCCTTTGATCCTTGGCTTCCTGACTGGTCCTATAGGCATCGCTGTTGTGATGATCGTGAAGCACTGGACGACTATCAAGAACGCCATCTACGATGCATGGAACTGGATCGTCAAGAACGTTCTTGACCCAGTGAAGAACTTCTTCACTGTCACCATACCGAACGCAGCGGCTACTCTGTACCGAGGCGTAAACAAGGCTTGGAACGACATCAAGAACGCCATCCACACTGCGTGGCGTTGGATCGTGAACAACGTCGGTGCTCCGATAAATACGTTCTTCACGAAGACGGTTCCTGGCTATGTCACGACTCTATACAACCGAGTCAAGACCGGCTGGACCAACATCTACAACTGGATCAAGGACAAGGCTACTGCCATCTACAAGTGGGTTAGCGACAAGTTCACTTCAATGATCTCGTTCTTCTCAGGGCTTCCTAAGAAGATGACGAACGCCACCAAGGGTCTGTTCGACGGTATCAAGAACGCGTTCAAGTCTGCGATCAACTGGGTTATCGGCAAGTGGAATGCGTTCAGTCTCGGGTTCAGCTTCACGATCCCGGTTATCGGAAAGCACATTAGCTTCTCCGTGAGTACGCCCAATATCCCACTGCTGGCTAAGGGTGGCGTGGCTACCGGATCTGGTGCTGCGATCGTCGGTGAGAACGGCCCTGAGATGATCTCAATGCGTCGAGGTGCCCAGGTGACTCCCCTGTCCCGTGCAGGTGGCGGCGGTGGTCCTACTCACGTAGTGATCGAGTTCAAGAGCACAGGGAACGCACTGATGGACAAGTTCCTTTCAGAGATGCAGGAAGCAATTCGTAAGCGTGGCGGCGACGTTCAGGCCGTGATCGGCAGCTAAGGAGGATAGGTTATGACTGTCAGCGTAGTTGGCTCTGCATCGGTAGGTAACACCAACAACACCGACGTGTCGTCAGTCGCCTGCTCCAAGCCGAGCGGTACTGCAAGCGGTGACTTCATGGTCGCCATCTTCACGGCCCCGTACACCGGCTCCCTAACCTACACGCCACCGTCAGGCTGGACGCTCGTCAACAGCTCTGCCGGTGGCGGAGGGGTGTCCCTCTGGTCGGGTCTCTACACCAAGACGGCAGGCGGCTCCGAGCCTTCGTCCTACACATTCGGGTGCAGTGCCGCAGGGTCCATGACAGTGGGCATCGTTACGTACCGTGGTACTGACGGTACGTTCAGCTCGGCCTCCGGTGGCAACCCTCGGGTCAACACCGGCACCACCACGAACCCGCAGAGCATCAGTCCTCTGGCGTCCATCGTAGGGACCGGCCTGGCTACCTTCGCGTGCTCCTGGCACGACGCTGGAGGCTCTGGTGACACCTCTGGTGGGTCAGCCTCGCAGGCGTCCACTGAGCAGTGGGACCTTGCTCGTACGGACGGCTCCCCGAGCACCCATGAGCGTGGCTCGTCCTGCTACACCCTGAACGCCGAGTACACCAACGGCAGCAACAACCCCACGTCAGCAACGATTACGCTGAGTGGTGCACCTACCTCGTACGTCAACTGGACGTGGGGACTCAAGTCGGTGGTCTCCGGTGCTGCGGCTTCCACCTTGGGCGGTGTTACCGCCTCGGCCTCCGGAAGCGAATCTGTGGCCGTCTACAGGTCCACGGCGACGGCTGTCAGCACCGCCGGAACCAACGTTTCGTCCCTGACGATCAACAAGCCTACCGGCACCGTCGATGATGACTACATGATCGCGGTTATCTCGACCAACTCGTCCACGGTAACGCCTCCGGCAGGCTGGACGCTGCTTGAGGGGCCGACTCTTGACGGCTCCGGGCTAAGCTCTCTGCTGTACCAGAAGAAGGCCGCATCCGAGGGTTCCAGCTACACGTGGAACTTCGGGTCTTCCGGTGGAAAGACTGGCTCTATCTCGTCGTTCTCGAACAGCATCGGTGTTGACACATGGCAGTCTCACGTCAACTCGACTACCGATCCCGCCGTTGGCAGTGCCCTTACTCCTACAGGTCCGTCTGTTCGCTACGACGTGTTCGCATGGCGTGAACAGGCTGACGCAACTGTCACATGGGACAAGGGCACCGAGACTCACGATATCGTCACCAATAACAGCGCCGGTGTCCGAGTCGGCCAGTCTGGTACGTACGAGACGACAAGCGTTGCCGGTGGCGGAACCATGTCGGCTGCGACGGCAGACCCTACGGGTACTCTGACGTTCTCGATCATGTGGTCTATCGCTGTCGGCAGCAAGGGTCCTGCGGCTGGTAATGCTGCATCTACCCTCGGCGGCGCAACGTCCAGTGCTACGGGCTCAGTCGTCCCGATCTCCCTGAGCGTCGTCGGCAAGAGCACGTACAACAACCCGAGCGGTACGGACGTTTCCACGGTCGTGATCCCGAAGGTGACCGGTACGATGACCGGTGACTTCATGGTCGCTGTCGTGAACGGTCCCTACGACGGCACGCACACCTGGACGGCACCCTCGGGCTGGACCCTGGTCAACCAGGCCAACACCGGGGCCGTGTCGCTGGAATCCCTCGTCTACACCAAGACGGCAGGCGGCTCCGAGCCTTCGTCCTACACCTGGACGTACGGAGGCACTGCGGGTGCCATGAATGGCGGCATCCTGTGCTACCGGGGCACCTCGGGCTTCACGACCGTGACCTCTGGGCTGAACCCGAAGGCTAACACCGGCACGACTGCCAACCCTCAGTCGATACCGACTCTGGCCAACAGCACTACCTCTGGTCGCACCACGTTCTGTACGGCGTGGCACACGACCGGTGGGGCAGGGCTCACGTCTAGCGGTAATGCCGGTACTGAACAGTGGGACTTCAAGGCTTCGGACAACGCTGGTACCAACGAGCGTGGCACGTCGGCCTACGTCTACAACAGCTCGTTCAATGCAAACTCGGGCAACTCCGGTGCACAGACTACGCTTTCGTCTGCTCCTACGTCTTACGTCTCCTGGGCGTGGGCGCTTGACGACGTAATCCATGGTGCTGGCGCTTCTGTGCTTGGTGGCGTGACAGACAGTGGCACTGGTAATGGTCGTATCCCCGAAGGGGCTATTACCACAACCGTGGGCCATATCACGTCTTCCGGTACGGGTATAGTCAAGGGTGCCAAGATCGAGTTCCTGATCAACGGTTCCTGGACTGACGTAACTCAGTTCGTACGCTACGCAGATGGCGTTGACATCACCCGTGGGCGCACGTCTTCTGGTACGACTATGACGACCAGTATGGCTCACTTCAACCTGGACAACCGAGACGGCCGATTCTCACTCAAGGACCCTACCGGTATCTACTACGGGTACATAGGCAGGAACATCCAGTGCAGGATCACCAAGCAAGAGGCTGGCTACCGGTTCTGGGGTGAGGTCTCGTCCTGGGCGCACAGTGCGGACACGACCAACTCCGATCGGTACGTCAAGATCGAGTGCTCGGGCGTGACCCGTAGGCTGGACGCTACAACGGCACCTACGAACGCTGCTATGTACCGTGAGGTCATGTCAGCTTCCACGCTGCCGATCGGCTACTGGCCGTGTGATGATGCGGCAGGTGCAACCTCGTTTTCAAGTCCCATACCGGGAGTTGCTAATCTGGCGATCAACGGCAGTCCAGACATGCAGAACTACTCTGGACTCAAGACCGCTGGTTCCATACCACAGGTTAATACGTCTGTCTGGAAGACTCCGACCCTGCCGCTTGACCACGCAAACGGACTCACTCTGTCATTCCTGCTTGCATCTCCTGGAGGTATGACAAGCGGTGCCACGCTGTGCGGTATGGCGTTCGTTATGGTTGATAACAGTGGAACGCCCTTCACGCTAAACCCTGAGATAACACTCAAGTATTCAGCAACGAATCAGCTTACGCTTGACGTCTTCCCTCACTCGATTAGTGGTGGATCGATCGTTGGTACCGTTCCAATAGTTGGCAAGAATGGCATCATGGTTTATATAGCCATGGACGTAAGCGGATCGACCACAGGTAACTTCGACTTGTGGTACCAAGGCGAAGACGATGCTAATCCGGTTCATGTTGGGTCTTCCGGCTTCGCTTATGGCGGAGCACCTAATGTCATATCGAACGTTGCATCCATCAGGTTCAACGGGGGCGGCTACTACAACTGGGACGTTACTGACTTTAGTAACAACTCTGCTGCATACATAGGACAGATTGCTGCATGGAAGGGCTATGGTCCTACAAACACGCTATCCTACAGCTCTGTTGGTGCGTACTCCGGTGAAGCTGCCGGTACTCGGTTCGCACGTCTGTGCACCGAGGAAGGTATCACCGCTGTCGTCAACGACCCGACGAACAGCCAGCCGATGGGTCCGCAGCTTCCCAAGAAGCTCACCGACCTACTTCGGGAGTGCGAAGCTACAGACCAGGGCATCATGTACGAGCCCAGGGACACCTTCGGACTCGGCTACATCGTCGGCCGTGACCTGCTGAACAAGAGCGTCGATCTGTCGCTTGACTACGATGCAGGCGACCTGAGTTCGCAGCTACAGCCCACGTTCGATGACAAGGACGTACAGAACGATGTGACCGTGCAGCGTGACGGCGGTTCCTCGGCCAGGTACATCGTCTCCTCTAACTCGGCTCTGTCAACCCAAGATCCACCTCTGGGTGTTGGTCGATACCAGAGCAGCGCAACAGTGTCCCTATGGGAAGACGAGCAGTGCTATCCGCAGGCAGGGTGGCGTGCACACCTGGGCACGGTGGACGAAGAGCGCATCACATCGGTCGGCATAACCATGCAGTCCGAGAACTTCATCAATGATCAAAGCAAATCCGACGACGCTTACTCGGTGGATAGCGGATCACGTATCACGGTGTCTAACGCACCCGATTGGATAGGTGGGACAGTTGACCAAATCGTTCAAGGCTACACTGAGCGTTTTGACACTGACATTCACACGATCACGTACAACACTGACTCGGCTTCTCCGTACAGCACTGCGACTGCGGTAACCTTGCCGACCAGTACGACCAGTAAGGTTGGGAGCCTGACGTCCAGTCTGGCGTCTGACATTGACGACAACGACACTTCGATCTCGGTAACCGTTACAGGAGTTCTCTGGACGGTGAACGCAAGCGCCGACTTCGACATTGAGGTTGGTGGAGAGGTCATGAACGTGACTGCCGTGTCTGGCACGTCTTCACCTCAGACCTTTACCGTGACCCGAAGCGTCAACTCGGTGGTCAAGTCCCAAACAGCCGGTGCTCAGATCAAGCTCTACAAACCGGCTATCGTAGCCCTGTAAGGAGGAGAAATGGCAAACACGTATCCGCCGATCGGCGGTGGTGACGATATCACTGCCGATCTGCTGATGTCGATGCTTCCACGCATCATCGTCAAGTCAACCGCAACAACCAGGAGTAACACGACTACGTTCTCTGATGACCCTGAGATGTCCATGACGCTAAGTGCCAACGCAACGTACTTCGTTGAGTTCTTCCTGTACTACAGCGCCATTGACGCCGAGAAGTTCGCCACCAAGTGGACCGTTCCTTCCGGGGTTACAGGCAACCGATCCACTCTCGGCCCTGGCTCAAGTGCCAACCAGGCCAACATGGATAACGTGTCAATGCGATCCGGTGTCCATGCTTTCACTACCACTGGCCTTTACGGCACTCGCAACAGCTCCAATCAGGCGTTCGCCTACGAGACTGGCGTGTTGGTCACAACGTCTTCCGGAACCGTCGCACTGCAATGGACGCAGGGCACGTCAGGAAGCACCGGCACGACTCTTTACAACACATCGTTCATGCGTGTAACACGCCTGGCCTGAAAGGAATCGTCATGGCCGCAAACTTCCAGCTTACCGCGAGTGCACGTAACGGCGCTTGCAACGGCATCGTTGACCTTCTGGACGCCTCGGGCTCCGGAACTATCAAGATCTACTCTGGCACTCAGCCTGCCACTGCGGACACCGCACTGTCGGGCAACACTCTCCTGGCCACCATCACGTGCAGCGCAACGGCCTTCGGCTCGGCGTCCTCCGGTGTCGCCACGCTGGCCGGTGTCCCGCTGTCGGCGACTGCCGTAGCAACTGGCACGGCCTCGTTCTTCCGTGCCGCCGATGGTGGTGGAACTACGGTGTGCGACGGTAGCGTTGGCACGTCCAGTGCTGACCTGGTGCTGAACACCACCTCGATCACTTCCGGCAACACGGTCCAGATCACTAGCTGGACGGTTACCGTACCTGCCCACTAAGGGGGTAAAGCTATGGGTTACAAGGGAAAGCACGCAAAGACGACCAAGAGTCAGAAGCGAGTGGCAACGGCAGTCGTCGGACTAGGCACTGTAGGTGCACTGCCTATCGTCGCTGCAACGTCGGCACACGCTGCGACCATGAGTGCGTGGGAGAACGTTTCCGTCTGCGAGTCCGGCCAGCAGTGGCACCTTGAGTCCGGCGACCCGCCCGGCCCTCCGGGAACCGGTGCGTCGGCGTGGGGTGGTGGACTCCAGTTCCAGCCTGCATCGTGGAACGCGGCCATCTCCTACCTGCGTTCGCTGAACATCGACACGTCGCACTTCGGTACTCACGCATCGAACTCGACCAAGCAGCAGCAGATCCTTGCGGCTGAGGCTCTTCTGCACATTCAGCCGGGGCGTCCTGACCCGTGGGCCTGTGACCCTAACTACACCCTGGGTAAGTCGATGTTCGACGGTGGGGCCAACCCGTGGGGCCTGGACGGTGCACGCATCCCGACTTCCGTAATCGACGGCAGCTCTGGTGATGCGTTCCCGACAGACCTGTCCGATGTGCCTGGCTCGACACTTCCTCCGGTGACTCCTCCGACCACGCAGCCGCCTGTCTCAGAGCCTCCGAGCACTCCTCCGACCAACATCCACACGGGTCACGGTTCAGGCCGATGGTGGCACCACTGGACGGTTGCCAAGGGGGACTGTCTCTGGAAGGTCTCGGTCCACGCCTACGGCAACGGCCAGTCCTGGAACAAGATCTACAAGGCGAATCCACAGCTCGGGGATGACCCGAACCTGATTCACCCCGGGGACTACCTGTACGTCCCCTAACGCATGAAAACGCCCCGCGTCGCGGCCACTTAAGGCTACGAGGCGGGGCGTTGCTTTTGTTACCAGGGTCGCCACTCGAAGCGGCGTTTACCAGAGGGGCCAACGATCATCACCCTTTGCATCGCGGGTCGCTGCGTGGGCTGCTTAGTTTTCTTGGCTGATGGCTTCTTACTGGGCTGAGGCTTCTGTGCCATGTATCATCACCTGTTGTTCCAGTGCTTCCAGACTGCGAGTCCGTCAGCGTTCACGGTCTTATTCTTGCCCACAACCACGTTGAGTAGCTGAGGACTCAGGCCACCACACTTAGGATACTTCCTCAGTGCATCAGCGTTGGAGTGCAGTGCAGTGTTGATGTGGACATGTGCCGCCTTCTGCTGCCCCATGACCCACTGGGCAGAGGTGGTGCACTGGGCGACGGTGGGTGCCGGTGTGGTGGCATGGGCAGTGGTACCCACCATGGTACCCATACCCACACCCACTATGCCTACTGCCATGACCATAGCTATTGCCTTACGCATTGCCTTCTCCTCAAGTTCGTTTCGTTCGAATCACTTCGAAGCAAAGTTCATTTCAGTGATTTCGTTGTGAAGTTTGTCAGTTCGAGCGTTGATCGCGTACCACTGACTGTCAGTCATGTTCTTGCAGTCCGGTACCTTGGGAGTCTCAGTGTGATTGACGTAGCTCTCAAGGTACTTGGTGTACTCCTTCTCGCACTTCTGCTGTGGAGACTCCGACTTGGCCGACGATGGGACTGCGACCAGTATCACGTTCACGGCCAGAGCCATGATGCACACTCCACAGCCGATGATGTCGGCTATTAGGTGATGGTCACGCCGGTGCTTCATTTCCGCCTATCCTCCAGTATTCGTCGCGGACTATCTCTTCCGCAGCATCTATGACTTTCCAGCCGACATCGGCCTTCCAGACCTTGTAGTACACGTTGGCCATGAATTCGTCGTCGTCATCCATTGCGCTTCCTCCGCATGATCTCTTGCTTAAGAAGCCGCTCGTACTTGCGAATCATCGCCTGGCCGGGCTTGTCGTCGGGTGCGGTGTCTTTCTTCATCTTCGCTATGACCCGGCGTACCAGATCAATCGGGATCTCTTCCACTGAGACCACACAACCTTTACGGTTCAGGTTCGGACCGTTCCGGTTACGGGTGGCCGGAAGGTAATTCTCGTAGGGGTAGGGGGGCTATCCGATGACGTGAACTGTCATTACGCTCTGCGACCCGGCTGTCACCGTTTCCCTCCCTGGCTTGGATTTTGCGACAGCCGTGGCCCGTTGACCTTGGAACTACTTGGAGAATCGAACGTCCACCCTGTGGTGCCAAGATCGATCACACATGCGGCACCGGAACTCCAGCAGCATGGGCGTCTGGTCTGCCCAGCTTCGTGACAGGTTGACGACCTCGGTGCGGGTCATGGTCAAGATCGGCTCTACGATGCTGCGTTCGTACGCGACGTTCGGTGAGCAGTGAGCGCAGTGCTTGGAAGTCATAGCCTTAGTAGTCATTTCAGTTTGCCCTCTCTGCTGTTCCATAGCGAACTTCGTACCAACGGGTCAAGTACGACCCTATGAATTCGTTCTTGAGTTCCTGATGCTCTTCGTCGGACCATATGTACAGTCCAGAGCTTGATACCCTTGACACGTTCTTCTCGGCAGCCTCAACGGCCCTTTCCACTGCGGCGGTGAATTCCTCGTAGTAGTTCATGCTGCCCTACCGTTCTGCACTGGACGCGGAAGGAACCGAAGGTCGATCAAGGCCCCTTGAGGTACGAACCAGGCCGGTGGACGACCATTCGGTGCACGCTTCCAGGAAGCGACACGCTTTGCTCCGATAGCAGTCATCCAGCCGTGTACGAAAAACGTCCTACGATCCTCGGTAGTGGCTAGGATAAAGACCCGTTCGTCCTTGTCTGCCGGGCGAATGATCAGGCTGTAGTTGTGGCGTCCACCTGTGCGGACCTCGAACTTGCCTACGCCATCCCCACCCTCGGCAGAGAACGTATCGACGCCAGGAGTCCACTGGACGCCCAGTGCCTTGGCTACGGCGTATTCGCCCAACGCACCTTGCTCGTCCAGGGAGTAGCCCCCCGTTGCTCCGTACTTGTCGGCGATTCCCTTCTTAAGGCAGGACTCGTGGCGCTGGCGTGCGATGTAGCAGGCCCACGCAACTTCCTGGTCGTTCAGTGTCACGGCAATCACGGCGACCTCCGAGGGTCAGTCGGGCCACCGTGCGGGGTGGAGCGTCCGTGCTCCCCGGTGCCTGTACTACTAGCTTACCCCATCCTACCGTGGTGTCAACCACCTTGGGGCACATTCCTAGACTTTTCTTTCTGCAACTCCACGTACACGGAGAGTAGGTGCTTCCTCTCCTTCTTGGTGAGCCCGCGTATGCCCTCCAGAGCCTCCCTGACGCGGGCTATGGTGTGGTGGTCCATCGGCACCTCGTACGGCGGCACACGGGCCGTCTCGCGGTCCACCAGCCCTGCCGTGACGGCAAGCCTGAGCGGGTCAACGTCGAGGTACGAGGCCAGCGGCCAGATCGTGGAAGCCTGCGGGGTGCAGGTTCCGTTGCGCCACCGGCTGATCACCGAGTCGTGCACGTGCAGCGTCTTGGCCATGTCGCACGCCTTGATGCCACGGTTCCTGATCTCCACGTCCAGCCACTGGCCGAAGTCGGTCATTCCGCCTCCCTGAACTCTGTCGGCACGGTCGGGCGGCCCTCGCCCTCCTTGTCCACGGGGACGATCCACGCCACGGTCTTGTTGTTCCGGGTGATGGCCACGGCCTTGCGGTCATATCGAACCTGGTCGAGCACCTGGCCGAGGATTTCCCGGAGTCGGGTTGCTGCCACGCTGTTGATCATCTCAAGCTCCCTGAGTCTGTTGCCTTGTCCTTGACTACACAGTACCACACTCTAGGGCAGCACGAAACCCCCAACCCGAGGAGTGAGGCTGGGGGTCGTGCGGCGGTCACTGGGGGTGGCACCCCTACCGCCTGGCCGGTCAGTCGAAGAGCTGTTCGACTTCCGGAGCTTCGGGCTGCGTCGGCACGGTGTGTGCGATCGACGGCGCTGCGTACATGGTCGGCTGGTTCGGAGTGATGGACGGTATCGAGATGATCAGGCCGAGCTTGCAGGCGTTGTCCAGAGCCCTCTCTGCCTTCTTCTTCTCGGACGGGGTGGGCTTCTCGGTGTCGAACATGACCGAGGCCGTCTCGCGGGCACTCATGGCCTTCACGCGGCACAGGGCAACCACGTCCACCCTCTCGGCGAAGGCTGACACGCCGGTCTCCTGGTCGTGGATCAACTGGCAAGGACCGATCTCGTTGACCGGTTGCTTAACGTGCCAGAACTTCACCACAGGGTCACCAGGCTTTCCGTCGAGCATGATCACGGAACCGGCACCCGAAGTGATCCAAGTAGAGCCGTACACGTCAGAGATAGTCGGTGCACCTTCGATGCGCTTCACATTGTGGTGCAGCTCCAAGACCTGAATGCCGTTGCTGAGGCAGTTCTGCCTTGCCTGGTTGTATCCGGCCCCAACGTCATCCTTAGACAGACCAAGGGCAACGTCTTTCAACGAGTCGATAATAACCGTGTCAGCACCGGCCTCTATGCACAATTCAAGCAGAGACAGAGGATTGGCCGCAAGGTCTTTCGGAGGCGGACCCTTACGCACGACTACCAGATTCGAGAGGGCTTCTTGCTCGCCCTGGTTGAAACGGCGACGCATTGCACGACGCCACTGCCTAGGACGGTCACACGCAAGATAAAGAATCTTCGAATTCGTCTTCTTCACCGGGTAACCCAAAGCGTTGGACTGTAGGCCCATGCGAGCACGCAAGAACTGTATCGCAAGAGTTGTCTTACCAACGCCGGACTGGCCGCAAATCATAAGGGCCTCACCATCGGCCATCAGAACGTCATCGCCTTCGCCCCAGATAGGTTCGTCGTCCAGGTCGTCATCACCGAACAGGAAATCACCGGCGGGCATCATGACGCTCGCAGTAGCACCGGACTCCTTGAACTTCTTGTCGGCCAGCCACTTGGTTGCAAGCTCGTTGCTCTGCATGTCCAGGAAGCGGCGTCGAGCAGCGAACTCGATCCGGTCGTTGTCGTCCGTCGTCTTAGTGATCTCACGCCAGTGCAGCCACTGATCGAACTGGGCGGCGTACATCGGGTAGATGCCCAGCCACTTGCTACGGATCTCGGCCCTTGAGTCTTCATCAAGCCACACGGCCTGCTCTACGAACACGTCCAGGGCGTTGGCTGCTGCCGGGTGGTCCACGTGCAGGTTGCCGGTTGGTTGGGGCGCTTGCCCAGCGTTCTCGTACATCTCTGTCTCCTCGCTCGCCCTGGTCTGCCACGACCAGTGCTTAGGGTTGCGCAGGCGAGCGGGGTCCTCTGTCGAGGTCGCCATGTGCAGTTGTGGACGCCCAGTCGAGCGCCGTTCCTCTAGTCTGGGGTACTGTCCCGTGGTTGTCAACCCCCTATTTTCTTGATCGCTCCGGTCCTGTCCGTTGCGGCCCCCCTGTAAAGAGGGGGGGGCAGCCGTACACCTCGGCGATTTTGCACCCGTACACCTCGTCCACCTACCCGTACACCCCCTGACCTGGGCGTCCCTTGATCAACGTCCACCAGCGTCCACCTACCCGTACACCTCGGGTATGTAAGGACCGTCCACCCCCGTACACCCTTACACCCTTCCTGGATCGACACAAAGTAGCTGGACGACTACAAGATAGGTGCTAGCGTTTCGGTGCTAGTCTGTGGTACACTGGAGTCGGTCAAAGTGGAAGGATGGTGACCGAGATGAGCCAAGAACCTGGACGTCCTGCATGCGTGTGCTGCGGCGACCCGGTAAGCGACTATCACGAGGCGTTCATGAGGCAGCTCTGCGTCCCGTGCCTTCTGGAGGTAGGCGATGGCGATGCGCCATGAGAAGTACGTCAAGATGCACACCGAGGACGGCGTTCCACTGGATGTCGTCCTTTCGCGTTTTGAAACCGACCTGATTCTGTTCCTGGCGACCGTGGAAGACGAGTTCCTGGATGATTCCGACTACACCGAGGAGTTTCGGAATGGGGACGGTCCGAT